GGACGATTACCTTTATCGCAAAAACAATCCAGGTCTATTAGGAATTCCTACAAAGTTTCCCACCATTGATGCCGCAACTAACGGATTGCAAAACGGTCAATTAATTATTATTGTTGCTCCACCTAAAACTGGTAAGTCAACTCTTGCTTTACAGATTGCCCAAAACGTTCATTTATCGGGAAGCACACCAATGTTTCAATCTTTTGAGATGACTAATCAAGAACAGCTTTCTAGATACGTTGCTATGCGTGCCCGTGTTTCGCATACTCGGTATCAAGTAGGCGCACTTACAGAGGCAGAAGAGTCTCGTGTTAAATCTAAGCTTCAGGCAGTTAGTCAAATGCGAGAAAAGTTTTGGCTTATTGGAGCAACGGAAGGGGCAACAGTTTCTGCTATTGCTAGCAAGATTCAGATACACCAACCAGACGTTGTATTTATTGATGGTATGTATTTGATGATTGATGAAAACGGAGAGAAGCCAGGAAGTCCACAAGCGTTAACCAACATCACTCGTTCCCTTAAACGCCTTGCTCAGCGAGTAAATAAACCCGTTGTAATTTCTACTCAAGTTTTGGAAAATAAGATGCGCAATGGTCAAGTCACTACCGACGCTATTGGTTACTCTTCTTCTTTCCACCAAGATGCAGATGTTATTTTTGGCCTTCAACGCGAAGATGAAAACGTAGATGACACTCGTCTATTAAAAGTTATTGCCTCTCGTAACTCTGGGCCAGTAGAGGTATCAATGTTGTGGGATTGGAATACAGGAGCTTTTAGAGAGATTACGGCAAAAGACTTATGACAGTAACTGAGATGGAAGACCTATTAGAACGTTTGGGTATTGAGATTGTTTCCATACATGGAGATGAGATTAAGGCTCACTGTCCCGCTCACCTAGAACGCAAAGGAAGAGAAGACACTAACCCGTCTTGGTATATCAATGCTGATACTGGAGTTCATAATTGTTTTTCTTGTCACTTTAAAGGAAGCGTTGGCTCACTTGTTGAGTATGTCCAGGGCGTTGACTCTGCAATGGCTAAGCAGTGGGTCAATAGCGGCGAGCGCAATTTAACAAAAGCATTTGAGAAATTAACTATGCCTACGCCATTACAAGAGCAAAGCATTCCTATAACTGAATCAATGTTAAGTGCTTTTGTGATGCCACCAGAGTTTGCTCTTAAATCTCGTGGGATAACTACTGTAGCTGCCGATTATTACGAGATTTTATGGAATGCCGCTAACAGCAGTTGGATACTTCCAATGAGAGAACCCTACACTAATAAACTTATTGGTTGGCAGGAGAAATGGTTTAAAGAGCGCCGATTTAATAACTACCCACCTAAGATAAGTAAATCGTCAACTTTATTTGGTTATATGCGCTATGAGCAATCTTCAATGATTGTTGTTGAGTCTCCTTTAGATGTTGCTCGTTTAGCATCTGTTGGAGTTTTAGGAGGGGTTGCAGTCTGTGGTTCTTCAGTATCTAGAGAACAAATTAACCTTATTAGAAGCGCAGAGCATATAATTTTTGCTATGGATAACGACCAAGCTGGGTTAAGTTCTTCATCGACCTTATTAGAGTACGCAAATCTTATGGGTTTTGAATGTTGGTTTTTTAACTATGATAAGACAGACATGAAAGATATTGGCGCTATGAGCAAGGCTGAGATAATGTATGGACTAGAAAACGCTAAACACTCACTACATGGAAAGAGAGCATTTTTATGATAATCGGGCTTTCAGGATACGCACAATCTGGCAAAGACACTGTTGCGGGAATGCTTATAGGTCTACACGGATATAACAACCGTGCTTTTGCTAATCCAATGCGAGAAGCCCTTTACGTTTTAAACCCCATAGTCATTTCAGACCTTGGAGGACAAGACCGTTTGCAACACACTGTTGATGAACACGGTTGGGAGTATGCAAAGAAATACACAGATGCCCGTCGTCTTATGCAGGTAATTGGCACAGAGGTTGGACGCAAAATGTTTGGAGAAGATTTTTGGGTAAAGCAAGCTTTTAAAGGAATTTCTATAGACGACAAAATTGTTTTTACAGATGTTCGTTTTCCTAATGAGGCACAGATGGTTAATGATTTTAACGGTCAAGTATGGCGAGTTATTCGCCCTGGATATTCTCCCGTCAATGACCATCCGTCAGAGTCTGCTATGGATGATTGGGCTTTTGATAAAGTCATTATGAATAACTCAGGGTTAGAGTCTTTAAAGGCGCAAATTAAACACAATATGGAAGAGATTAATGTCCTTTAAAGGTACGTTACTTCCTTACCAACCAGAGGCAGTAGAGCGCATGTGCGAGCGAAAAAAAATGCTTGTGGCCTACGACCTAGGGTTGGGTAAAACTGTGTTAACCATTGCAGCGGTCGAACGTCTCATGGATTCACGGGAAATTAAAGAGCCAGGTTTGGTAATCTGTCTATCTAGCCTTAAATACCAATGGGCTAATCAGATTAGGAAATTTACGGATGACACTTCAAAAGCTCTGGTCATTGATGGAACGCCAGCAAAACGAGCTCAACAATACGAAGAAGCCTACAACTGGCGGGATTCAAAGGTTGATTACATCATCCTTAATTACGAGCAAATTGTTAACGACTGGGATAAAGTCAAGAAGCTTCCCCGAGGATTTGTAGTATTAGACGAAGCGACAGCTATTAAGTCGTTTCGTTCTAAACGTTCTAAATATACTAAACGCTTATCTAATGCCCCTTTTAAATTTGCCCTTACAGGCACCCCTATTGAAAATGGAAAGCCAGAAGAACTCTATTCCATTATGCAATTTGTAGATTCAGATGTATTAGGAAAATTTGAATATTTTGACAAGACGTTTATTATTCGTAACACTTGGGGTGGAGTAGAGCGGTATATTAATTTGCCCACTCTTCATCAAGTAATGAAAGAAGCAGCAGTTCGTAAAGCACAAAAAGACCCAGATGTTGCTCCCTATCTTCCAGAATCAATTCATAAAGACCCTATCAAAGTTGTTTTTGATAGAAAGTCTGCAAAATTGTACGAACAGATTAGAAAAGACCTTTTACAAGATTTAGATGACGCACAGGCAAAGTTTGGTAGCTCATTTAACATCCTTGCCCATTACGGCGTAGAAAGTTCTCGTAATGGTCCTGAAGACGAGATGCGTGGAAAAATCATGTCTAAGATTGGTTGCCTTAAAATGTTGTGTTCGCACCCAGACCTTTTACGCACAAGTGCTACCAAGTATTTATCTTTAAATGGTGAAGGCTCTTCTTATGCCAATGACCTATTAAATAATGGCGCCCTAGACAACTTATCCACTTCTAATAAGTTAGACACATTAATAGAGTACATAAAAGATTTCTTAGACCAAAGTGATGAGAACAAGGTAGTCATTTTTGCTACTTATGTTGATATGCTCGATAAAATTGCAGAAGCACTTGGTAAAGACCAATGTCGCCTATATTCAGGCAAATTGGATGCAAAAACTAAAGAGGAGAATAAAATTGCGTTTAATACTCTTCCTAATATTAGAGTTCTTGTTTCTTCTGACGCAGGCGGATATGGGGTGGATTTACCTGCTGCGAATTTGCTTATTAATTATGATTTACCATGGAGTAGCGGTGCTGCTATTCAGCGCAATGGTCGCATTAAAAGAGCGTCGTCTACGTGGAAAACAATTGTCATTCAAGATTTACTTATTGGGGGCTCGATTGAGGAACGCCAGTACGACGCCTTACAACAAAAAAGTTCGGTAGCAAATGCCATTATAGATGGTGAAGGAATTGATGATAAAGGCGGTGTTCCGCTTACTGTGGGCACTTTAAAGCAATTTCTAAACCTGGCTTCGGTGTAGACTTAACGGATGCCAAACGCGCCTAAAACACCTACTCGTACCATTAGAGTTCCAGATGACCTGTGGAAAGCTGTACAAAAGAAAGCGGCTTCTGAAAACGTAACCGTTACTAGCATTATTATAAAAGCTTTAGAGTCTTATTTGACAACCCCTAAGTAAGGCATTAACCTCCTGGTATAAACCATAGGGGGATGTGTGGAACTAGAAACAACAGTAAAACAGTATGTAGCTCTTAAAGAGCAAATAAAATTTCTTTCAGAACGTGAATTAGAATTAAAAAAGAGCCTTGTAGAAGCTCTTGAAAAATTAGGTGAAGTAGATGGCAAAGGCCACATTAAACTTGAGGTAGATGGCATTACCCTAACTCACCAGCGTAAAGTTTCTAATCCATTAAACGCTGAATTAGCAGAAAAACTTATTACCGAAAAAGGTTTGTTAGATATTTGTATGCCTTTAGTTCGTCGTTTAGACCAAGAAGCAATTATGGCTGCATTTTATAGAAAAGAATTTACGGAGCAAGAAATTATGGACATGTTGCCTGAAAAAATAAGTTATGCATTTGTGGTTAAATAATGGCCGATGATTTTATTGATTCAAC